TTATTTGTCCCGCACCTGAGAACTGAGCAAAAGTAAGATTATTCGACGCTACAACTGCTGAACCTTTATCACTTGTGCATACCCAACCATTTTCTGCGTTAGTTGTTCCTTGTTCAATAAATGTAAACGCTCCAGCAGCATCGGCACCTGCAGCCATGTCGTCGGCTCTTGTCCAACTTCCACCACTTACGACTTTATAAATACCGTTCTGACTAGCTGTCGATTGACCTCCAACAAGAACACGATCATTAGCGGATAGAGAAACTCCATCAATTGTTTGAGTTCCGCTTAACGTTATGTTTGAAGTAGAAACAACCACACAAGAATCTTTAATATCTAATCCTTGAGCAACCCCATCCACGTAGCCCTTATTTGCAGCATCATTGTCAGCAGTACAATCCGCAAGGTTTGTGATCTTCTGACTGTTTAGAGAAACAGCACCATCAGGAACCGTAAACTCATTTAGCTTTAAGAAGTCAGCAGCAACTAAAGCCCTGAAAGTCGGTGCGGCAGCCGACCCACTGGCAGGTCCAACAAGAACCGTGTTTGCTGTTCTTGTATCTGTCTTATTAAAAAACGCTCCAGATCCACCAACGGTAATAATTGAACTGGCCGAAGGTGGAGTTGAACCGTTATCTCCAAAACCGTAATAGAGTTTTAAATCACTTTCGTTGAATGCTAATTCTGAAGGAAATAAACTTGACGGTGCGCCATCTGAACCACTAGCAGCTCTTTTCTTAATCCTGATCGTGTTAGCCACTAGAAGTTTCCTCCGTTAGTTAAAGTGTCTGTTGTCCATGTGCTGTCCGCTTTATAGCTTGAAGCACTACTATCATAATAAATTATACTTTTATTTACCTTACTTCCATCATTTAACCCTGCGTCAGTTGATGAGAAACTTGGCCCTTGAGGCCCGACAGTTGCAACCGTGATGACTGAACTATTACTTTCGTCAACAGTTACAGTGTTTTTGTTGGTCGTAATGTTTACTGTTGTCATCTTGTATATCCTTGATCCATATAAATAGTACCTTCTAACCAATATTCTTTCAGCCCCGAACCATTTGTTAATAACAGATCATACTTATACTCATCAGCCGTAAAAGTTGTTGTCTGAGTATCAGTCAATTTCCAATCAAAAAGACCATTGGATTGATTTGTAAAGGTGATCGTAACATCAGCCGCTTTCGATGTCCTGCCTGAATCCCAAACCTGACTTTGTACCGTGTAACCATTGAGATTAACAGCAGCCCCATCTGAATCTTTTAACGTCATGCTGACGTTATGATCTGACGCTCGTTGAATCGTCATGTCATAAGTCCCCGGTGCTATAGCCATTTTTAACTAGGCTTTGGATTATCTGCCTTTACTTTAGCAACATGATCCTTCCACGTTGTTGTTCCGTTCAATGCGTCCCAATATTGCATGTCTAATTGTTCACCAATAGAGGCAAAGGCATTAGCTCTATCAGATTTATATTTCACTTTTGCCGCATCTGAATCAAGTTGAGTTCTTGCCGCCTCAACCGTTGAGTCTTCTAAAGTAACAGCATTCCCATCTTTGTCTTTCGCTCCCTCCTTATCATCAACAAGAGTAACGTTTGGGTAAGCTTTTAAAATCGCTTCATGATCTAGGTAGGCCATCTAAAGAACCTCAATTGCTGTAATTGTACTAACTGTTCTAGCTCCATAACTTGCATCAGTGTCTTGAACTGAACGGTTTACTGACCATGTATCACTAGAACTATAAAAAAGGTGAACACCTACAGCATAAGTTGTTGCACTCGTTGTGCTTGGACTATCTAAATAACTCAGGGTTGTGTTGTAAATAACAATCGGTGAGTTGGCCCATTCTTCATGCCCTCCGTAATTAACCATTCCAAGAGAACTTGTTGATCTATTTCTATTACTTGCGGCATCACCTTTGAATGCTGAAATCCTTGTCCCTCCTTTTGAAAAGAACCAATCTGTATATCGAGTTGTTGTTGCCGCCGAGATTGTTGCAATGACGAGAACCTTGCTACTTGTTGAAGTAGGAGTAATCGCAACAGAAAGGCCAGAGATTGCATTAACAACACCGCCAGAAGTTGTGCCTGTTGTTGCATCTGTCTTTGTTGTTGAAACAACTTGACCCGCACTTCCAGATCCAGACCCTCCGGCAGGAATCGTAATGTTTGCCGAACCATCAAAAGAAACACCGTTGATCGTCCGAGCTGTTTCTAATTTTGCAGGATAACCCCAATCACATACACCACTTCCATTCGTGGTTAAAACCTCTCCATCTGCTCCGTCATCGGCTGGAAGAGAGAGAGTATAGTTTGATCCAATCGTGCTTGGAGCCTGAATTGCTACATAATTAGAACTGTCTGAATCGTATAAACGAAGAACATTCTGGCTTTTGAGGCTAAGTCCAACACTGCTAAAATATGCTCTTTCTGTTCCTCCAGTTGTTATTCCTAAAGTATTAGCCGCCGATCTGTATAAACCTAAATCTGTATCAGATGCGAAGCTTAAGGATGGGGCTGAATTACTCCCGTTTGAACCTCTTAGCGGAAGCTTTGGCTCACTTGCTGTTGAGCTGAAAGTATGCACATCTGTGTCGCCTGCCCTTATATCTAGTTCGTTTGCTGCACCCCAATAAATTCCTGTGTCTGTATCTGCTGCATTTCTAATTGGCAAACTAGAATTTGAACCAGCAGGAAAGCCAATATTCCCCGTAAAAGTTGGGCTAGAGGAAGACGCATGTCCAAGATTGGTGGCAATCTCTCCGAGCGTTGTGTAGTTTGACGACGTTGTGCCTGAGCCTGTTTTAACTTTCAGAGTGTCGGGACTTGTACTTGTATCAATCCAGAGTTGGCCCGTTGCTGAACCTGCGGCCGGGGGTGGCGTTGATCCTGAACTTGTAGAAAAAAGATCATCTAAGTTTTCATTTATATCGGCCCTTACGTTTGCACCTGTGGAATTAGGTACTGGATAATTGCCAACTGAAACTTGTGCCATTAGTTAATTAACCTTTTCCGTATCCTGTGGCCGTCCAAGTAAAAGCTCTTGCTTGTCGGGCGTTGCTTGCATTGTAGATCGAGATCGTAAAATTAGTAGCACTTGTTGATGCAAGCGTGTAATAGTCTCCAGTCGTTGTAGCACTGAAGGTGATACCAACGGCGGGAACGTTTGCAAATTTATTTCCAAAGGTGACTGTTAAATCTCCACTATTTGACGCTGTTCCACTTCCTGATTCTGTTCTTCTTCCCATTAATGGCTGCGCTCTTAATTGGCTTACAGCGATCTGTTCCAAGTTTCCACCTGTTGAAAATTCTGCTTTTAACTCGTATTTTCTACAACTAATCTGAGCATTATTATAAATTCTCCAACTAGTCCAATCGCTATTAGAAGGGTTTGCTTCCTGTGTTGTTCTCACGTATAACTTCACATCACAATTAGCGGGAGTTGTGCCGTCAACACTGGCGATTTCATCCCAATCGGTCCAAGTGTCAACATAATCTGCATACGGAAAGAACGACCTAGCTTTCAGTGTTGTCTCTAGCTCGACAGAATAAACATCACCTAAATCAATCGGGTTGTTTTGGAATAAATAAGTTCCTGAAGTATTTAAAGTTGCATTTCCGTCAGAACTTCCACCATCAGCAGACATTAATAACTCACCACTTGCAACCGTCAAATTCGTTTTAGATCCAGAAAAAGCATTATCTTCCTGCTGCAAAGTAAGCGGCTCCATATCTGCTAAATCTGGCTTTGTAAATTCAACTCCTGCATAGCCAACGCTTTCGTTTCCTGTTGCGTCGACAAACTTCATCAAATAAGTTCCTTGCTTTAACGTGCAATAAGCCTCTTTTGCTGTTCCTGTTAAGTCACTATGAATACTCGTGCCAGTTGCCCAAGTTACGTTGGAAAGCTCAGGCGAATGTTTTAATCTCACTAGACCGCCAACAATAACGTCAAGATCCGTCGATTGAGTCCAACTAAGTCGGGCCAACCCATTAGTCGGGATCATTGAGAATCCGGTGGGATCATCGGGAGGAGCAGACTTGCCGGGTAAGTCTTTTTCAAACGTTGTAATCCGGCTACCTTTTCCTAGTGTGTTGTAAGCCTGAACTTGAATATAAATCACTCCTTCCCTTACATTTCTAAGAGTTGCCGAAGGAGTCGAAGTTGACAAGACCTGCCAATTATCGTTGTCTATTCTGTAGCTAATTCGATATTCAGCGACGTTAACCCGATCATGTTGGAAGTCAAAGTCAAAGCCAACAAAAACGCCCTGACCTTCTGAATATAAGAATTGTTCCCCTCTGCAATTCGTTACAGGATTAGGAGCAAGAGTTAAGTTACTAATATCTCTGAGAACAATATCCTCACCCGAATCAATTGCACCGTAAATACTTGAATTGTATTCAAGAGCTGTAACGCTGAAGGCTGTTCTGTCATTGTTTTCAGAAACAGAAATAACTCGATATTGTTGTGACTGAATATCTGATGTTTGAATCAACCAAAGGTTTGGAGTTGTAGGAGCTTGCGAAAAAGTTCCGCTAATGTTGATTGTTGTCCCACTAATACTAGAAATTGTTTTCGTCTCAACTAATCCCGTGGGCATGATTACGGACAAAGTAGGGCTAAGACCTAGATTTATATTTGATAAATTTTCAGAACTATCGGCCACAATTGCGCTTGTAGTTGCTGAACTAATACGGCCCGACCTTCTTTCCCCTGCTCTTAAACTGTCAGCAATATCAATCACCATGCCCGGCCTTAGAACTATCCCTGAATCAATACCAACGGAAAAGGTACAAGTCTGAGTAAGAAGCTGTTCGCTTTTTAATAACCATCTGCCCATTCTGTGAGCCTGTCCCTGTGAATAACAACCGAGGGCCTTTACCTGCTTTTCAATAATTCCATATTTAGCAATCGCATCCGCATCCTCTACATATTCAAATTGAACTTCACCTAAAGTCTCGTAATTTTGCCAAGCTACCGCGCATGTTGTATGCCTTGCTTTTTGAGAACTTCCAGAGTATTCAAAGAAGCCATCAATGACGTTGGCATTGCCTAAAAGATATTGACTATCCTGTGGAGAATCCTGAACCATTACAACGCTACCCGCCCCGTAATAACTAAGACCCCTAAACAAAGAGGTCATTTGCTGAATAACGTTATAAACTTCATCTCTTGAATTGATTAAAAGATTGCAGAGCATACGAGGCTCTTGACCTCCTTTCATGTCAGAAACGAGTTCATTGCAATATTGACTGATCGTATAGAAATCCCATTTGTCTAATGTGCTTTCTTCAAGACCTACCCCATATCTAGAGTTAATTAATAAATCATATAAGCACCAACTAGGATCCGCGCACCAAGTAGCAGCTTGAAAAGATCCATCCCAAATACCGCTGTAGGTTAATCGTCCGAGTTGAGACTCTCCAACACCTGCACTCGTGGAAGTGATGACTGTTGCATTGCTTGGAATCTTGACTTTAATTCCTCTTATTTTATATTTTCTGGTTGGAATATTTTGGAAGGATCGACTATCAAAACGAAGAAACGTTAAAGCAGAATTAGGGTATCTAAATTTTTCATCAATTATTTTCGTGTAACTATTCCACCATGTTTGAGAGCTGTGTTTAGCAGATGAATCGTCAGCACTAACCCGAACAACTTTTATATCAACAGGGAAAGCACCCGTTAAAGGAAAAACATAATCTCTCAAATATGTATTACTTGATTTACCTGCAATACTTTCTTCATTTACTGTATTAAATCCACCGCCGTTATATTGAACTTCGATCCTAACTGTTACCGAATAGCCAACAATATCTCCGTCATCCTCTACTTTCCTAAGCATTGGGATTTTAATCGTGACTCGAACTCTGTCTGTGTTTGTCGACGTAATTTGACGAGTTACAGAGCTTGAGTATCCAACTTGCAATCCAACAGAAACCTCCGTTTCATTTCCTGCTAAATCTGAAATATATGTTTGATCTTGTGTCCCGTTTTTAGTGACGATTGTATAACCTTCAAAATTATTATTACCAGATGAATCTTGAACAGGAGTCCCATCAAGATAGATGGATTTATTACCGTCATCTAATCCTTGTATCGGACCTTCTGAAAGCAGGTCTAAAACTTTTGCATATTGAACCGATTGAAGCGAATCATCTGCCTCGGTCGGGGTTTTATTACCGCCTCCGCCTTTTTCTCCTCCTCCTCCTCCTGATCCTCTGAGTTCAGTCATTTAAACCTCATGGTCAACATCTAGGCCGGAACTTATTACAGAACTGCCCACAAATAAACGACCGTAAGCTATTGGGATAGCTGTGCCAACTTGAGCCGTATTTGTAACTCCACTAAAACTATAATTCTGTAACTTATTTGCTTCATTCATATTCAACTCAGGAGGTGGAGGGGAAAGCATCGTACTGACTCCGCCAAGAACCAAAGAAAGCCCCACCATCCCTAAAGCTTTCGATCCCCAAGCGCCTGCTGCGTAAGCACCAACACCCCAAGAGCCGGCGGCTCCACCAGTGCCAGCAAAAACCCCGGCAGCTCCACCAAAGGTATAAAACGAAAGCCCAATCAATGCAGCCCCTAGCAATATTGAACCGAGTCCTCTCCCTGCACCTGTAACAACTGGAGTAATAGAAAAAACTTCTCTGTCACTCCAAGGTAAAAGCAAAGTATCTATTTCTGATTCTTTTACAGTTTCAGTTCCTAATTGAACTCTATACCCAACCCCATGTTCTTCGCTTTCAATCATCCATTTGGCTAATCCTTTAAAATTAGCAGTCAAAGCCTTTATTGCTTCCGCAGGAGTATTTACCTCAAGCTCAAAAGTCCCTTGACCTCCTAGCTGTTTTTTTAATGCCCCGTAAACCTTAACGACTTTCATGTTTTAAAACTTTAGCCGTGACCTTTTGATAATAGCCGCCGTACACATCCCTAGACGATAATCTTCCCTGAACGTGATGAAGCACAATGCCATTATCTAAATAAATCCCTGCATGGTTAGGGACCGGACTTTCTAATTGCATTAAAAATAAATCACCATAAGACACGCCACTCAAGTCAACAGAAAGAAAACCTTCCTTTGCAAAATTGTCTAAATACATATTTTCACCTTTCTCCCACCATTGATCTCTTCTGCTGTAATCATTTAATATTAAATTAAATTCTCTTTTATAAAAGTCTCTTACTAAAGAATAACAATCAACAATCCCATGAGAAAATTCTCTCCCAACATAAGGAAGCTCAAAACCCGCCGGTTTATATGATCCCCAAGTTTCAGTATTTGGATTAACAATAAACCAAGGTAATCCTGATGCTTCACATGCAACCATATCGGCCGGACTTGGAGCAGGGTTTGTTTTTGGATGGCTGTGTATTACTGCTGTAATTTCTCCTTTCTTTTCTGCTTCTAAGTAGTCTTTTGGGTTTAATATAAAATGTTCGTCAGGGGTTTCCGCTATGTTTTCACATTTAAAATATCTATTTTTTCCCTTTACAACGTGAACTAATCCAACAGCTTCATTTGGAAAATCTTCCTTAGCATGAGCTAAAGCCTGTTTCTTTATACTTTCTGTTAGGTTCAAGTTTGTCTTCCTGCTGAAGGGAAAGAACCAAAAGGCAAAGTGCTATCGGCCCCAAACCTTAATTTACAAGAATCAACCCTTTTTCCACAACGGTCATTTGCTAGAGAAGATTCAACGTTATCATTTACATCCCAATAGTTAGAACCTGTATAACCACATTCGCCAGAACGGTAAGCCCATTGGCAAATATTTCCGATCATTTGTCTTCTTGGAATTTTTACGCCCGGCAAATCTAATTTGCTTGCTAATTCAAACTCAACAATGTTTCTGTTCTCTGAAGATTTTCTATCTATAAACCATATTTCCATAGGCCATTGAGCGTTCGGGTCCGCCGCAGATTCCCCGTCTAAATATTTCTTAAGTGTTTTTATTCTCCTAACCTCGGCTCCTGTTAAGTCGTTCCCTGTCGTTGTTGTATTAACAACAACCAATAAAGCTGTGATTGTATTATCTAAATTTGAAATAGTTAAAGTAGGTCTAGGGAGTTGGCCCGTTGACGAATATTCAAAGCCTGAAGCCTCTACCGGCTGCCTTGAATATGGATTACCATCCCAGACAATATTGCCGTTAATATTCGCATTGCATCCATTATGAAACCTATAAATATCGCTTGAGCCGTGTAAATCATTAGACAATCTAACTTCAAATAATTCAATAATTGCGCTTGGAGCTAATTTTGAAAGCTCTTCATAAACGCTACTAATTGCAGTCCAAACAACATTGTTGTCTGTAACTGTTGACCCTATATCTGTAGGCCAGTCAGGTTCCGAACCTGAAGAAGTCCCGGCCGTTGTAACTTTAAAAAACAGACCTGTTATTTGGTCTGTTGCACCTCTTCTTGTGTCGCCAAGGCTGTAGGAAGTACTAGCGGCCCATGCTGCAACTGCCATTCTTTACGGCTCCGCTACTTGCTGAAAAGTAGCCGAAATAGACGCTCTATTTGCATAAGGGATTGTTTTGTTCCAATTCCTACAGATGTATTTACCTGCGGAATCTCCCGGCGGTGTCCAACTAAAAGATTCCTGTCCTTTTCTTGCCACAAGAAAATCTTCAATTGTGTCGGCATCCGACTCGCTTAAATTGTCCCATCTTGGTTGATACATTTTCAAATCTTGATTTAATCCAAAAACCAGTCGACTCGAATAACCGTCACCGTATCGGACTTCAAGAACTCGGGGACTACTAGATTTTGCTAACCCGTAATTTGGATTTATCGAAGG